TACCATCACCAGTTTTATCAAGATTCTTTTTTTGTTTGTCTGTTAGTTTTTTCATAATTAAGTTTTGCGATAACCACCGCCACGTTTTTTGTAGGTTCTCACCAACCAAGCATTAGCGTATGCAGAAGGATAAACATCAAACTTCTTTTTAGCTTCTGCCTTAACTCTTGAATAAAGTTCTGGATTAGTTGGTTTGTTAGCCATAATTAACGACCAGTGTTGAATACGTCACTACCACCTAAACGTCTTTGTACGTCTTCAGTGTATGTTACATCTTTACCATAGCGAGGATCAGACATAGCAGTAACTACTTCTGATGTAGATCTAAATGGTGTAGGTCCACCTTGAGAAGCACGACCTGATACTAAATTTGGTTCAATTCCCATAGCGTTATTGTATTGTGAGTAGATACCTTGAACAGCTAACTTAATAGCAGGTCCATCTCCTGTATCAGTAAGCTTATTAAAAGCCTGTATATCTTCAGCAGGTAGATTGTCCATAGCCCAAGAAACCATCTGACCATAGCTTTCATCACCACCAACTGATTCTTTAATACCTTCTGCATCTACTTCACCTGCTATACCAGCATTGCGAACACCATCTAAATATAAATCAACAACTTGTTTTGAAAACCCTGCTTCTGCAAGCTTGCTGTAATCATCTTCAGAGATCTCATCATTTTCTAAAAAACGATTTGATATGTCTTCTGCATCAATACCAACTTCTTCTAAAACAGAAGCAAGACCATCTCCATAATATTCTTCTGCATTAAATTCAGAATCATTAACTTCTTGTTCTTCTGCTTGCTCTTCTACGTTGCCTTCTGGTTCTTCTCTAGTTTGATCTATAGCTCCAAGCTTACCTTCAAGTTCTTTGTAGCTTCCTACAAGATCCTCAACAGATTTAAACTTACCAGCATATAAACCATTCTCATCTTTTAAACCTTCCAAGTCATTAGCAGACATTGGTGGCGTTTCTGAAATGTTTACTTGTGATGAAGTCATAATAAAAATGTTAGTTATAAGTCATTGTACGACCATTTTTAGTTTCGACCACTTTTGGTTTGTTCGGTTCTGGTGTATCGTTTACACCTAATTCGCTAACAATAGCTTTTGCAGAGACAAATTTGCCATCTTCATCTCTTGCTCTAGACTTCTTCGCTGCCATCATCTACCTCCATTGGTTGTTGTGAATTTGCATTTGCATTTTTTTGTGGATCAAGTAATGGTGATCCAAGAGCAGCAGGTCCAAGATGTTGAATAAGCTGCTGCTGTTGCATAGCTTCCATCTCATCCTGGATCTCTTCTTGCGTCTTAACTAAGTTTACAGTATCTATACCAATAGAGTTTGCAAGTCGTTTTATGGCTTCATCCACATTCATGTACTGACGCATTATATCTGGACCTAAAGCTTGTGACACCGTTCCAATAAATTCAATAAGCTTATTACGATCATTACCACGACCAAGTCCTTGAACACCTGTAACGATCTTAGGTTTGACTAATCTCTCTGGTAGCTTTGGTGCTTTACCAGAACGGACTAACATGTGCATCCTACGTTTCAGATATGGTAGTTGAAATTCCTGTGTAAGTATGGAGTAGATACCACCAAGACTGTTCTCTAATTCATTAGCCATCATGGTAACTTCTGCTGCTGTTACTCTTTCAGCATCTCTCTGAACAGATCTTGCCATAAGAAAAGCATATTCAAGTCTTGCTTCAATACGTTGTATCGCAGAAAATGACACATTAAAATCTGCTCCCTTGTTTACCTGCATTACAGATATATCATTAGCAGATCCTTCTCTTATTGCACCGTTAGGAGCTTTGGCTAAAGTAGCTGCTCTTGTTACACCATTAGGGTTTACAAGGAATATTGTTTTAGCTGAAGCTGCTGCACCTTCTATAATGGCTTGCATCAAAGCTTCTAAACTAATCAAGTCTCCTTTATATTCTTCTACATAACCCCTGCCATAATCCTCTCCATCAGCACTCATTCCGAACCTTAATGGTATCCAAGGTGATACTTCTACCTTTGATCTGCCATCAGTATTTGGTATCTTTTCTCCCTTACATTCCTGATACCACATAAAGTCATCATTTGCTCTCTTGATGTATGTATAAATATCAAGGTCACTATCCATTGTTTTTTCATCATAGTTTTCTTTCTTTTTTATTTGTTCTAAAAACTGTGGTGAAAGTGCGTTAGGGTTGACTGATTCTTTTGTAATAATTTCTAATATATTACCTACTGCATCACGTTTACATACAAATTTAGATAGTGGATATACTTTCAATCCGTCATCTGTGAGATAGAGAAGAACATTCCCTCCAACGATTAGATGCTTAAGTGCTTCAAACATTGCAACCCTATCGTTAGAGATCTCTATCTCATTCATCAAGGCTGTTTCTATTGTTCGTAATCCTTTATCTATTTCTGATTCAAGACCTTCTTGACCTTGTTTTAAAAGTTCAAGACTATCAATACTTAATTTAAAAAATGCAGTTGATGGAGGTAGTAATGCAAATAAAAGTTTGGATGCCAAACTATTAACACCTCTTGCTCCTACCGCTTGAAAGGGAGTTTTTATTTTTGCTCTAGTGCCTGTTGTACTCTCAGGAATAAGGCTAGGTATGGTTAGCTTTGATGATTCTTTTGCTTCTCTTTCAAAAGTAGACCTTGCACTTTCTAATTGTGCATACCTACCAGCAGCAGTTTGCCCTTGTCCAGAATAAGTCATTAAGCTGAATTTATAACTGTTTTATCTGTCAAACGTGCTATGTTTCTTTGAAGTGGATTTCGATTAGCTGCCGTTATTTTAAGATCATTTGGCGACCTTCCTTTTGCACTCATATTTTTAAGACCTTGAGCATATCTTTCATCTCCTCTTTTTTTCTTTAAACGTGCTGTTACTTTTGAAGTATCAATAGGATCTGTAACTCCTCTTTGCCTACCAGTAACAGTAGGAGCATCATTCCTTGGTGCTTGGCCTTGTACGGCAGCTTGGAAACCTTGCCTTCCGAAACACATAATTAATACCTCAAATCACTAGACATTGTTACTGGAATCCTTAATGTATCTGTACCAGTAGGTTTTCTTTTACGTTCAGTTTTAGTTCTAGTACCTTGCCCTCTGTCTGAACCAACTTTAACAGTTTGTGCAGTTCTTTCTGGTGCAGGTGCTGTTGGCCTTGGAGGTGGTAAAGCTGGTGGTCTTGGTCTTCTTGGTGGACACATAGTTAGTTTTCCAAAACTGAATTAGTGAGCATGGTTTCTTTCTGTCTTGATTGTTGCTCAATTAAATAATCAACAACATATCGTTGCCCTGCCCTATACCATATCTCTCTATCAGATAAAGACAAGTCAGGATGACGATTAGGAAAGATTTGATCTAAAGCAAAAATCAATTCATCTGTGATAACTGGTAGTTTTTCAGATGCCATGCTTTAAAACATTTACTAATAGTATAGTTCAAGTTTAGTAATAAAGTACAGCAAGTTTATATTTGTGTGATAACCTTATTACAAGTAACAGACCCATTAACGTGTCATTAACTTGACCTCCGCTCTGTTGGATAGCTCTGTTGCCTACTAAGTAACCAGACCCATTATCAAACAGTTAAATCGGTCACTGCTCTGTTGGAGCGTCAGTTGCTTATATACAAAGAAACACTAACAGCCCATGCTACTGCGCTGTTGGTGTTTTTTTATGGAGTCCAGAGAGATACTTCACCTGTATCAAAATCAAAGTCACCATCTCTCAATATCCTTGCAAGCTGTGCATTAAGAACAGCATCAGCAAAATTATATTTCTTTTTTTCATAAGCTTCTACTACTTTCTCCCACATCTGTTCAAGTGTCTTAGCTTCACCTAATATCTTTTCTGCTGTTACTGGCCCTACTTTATCTATTCCAAAGTAGTTATCTGTACTATCTCCTGTAAGAGCTTGAATCATCCAATGTCTATCAGCTTTACGTTTGGTTATAAGTTCCATATCATCACCTGCGAGAAGGGTACAAGGCACAGATCTCATGTCCTTATCAACTGAAACTATTATTGGGTTGTCATATTTTTTTGATGTTGCAAGAATAGCCATCACATCATCACCTTCCAAGCCTGGATAACTTTCTGATGTATATCTTTCTCTCACCCCTTCAATAATTTTGCGAAGACCTAGAGGTTTTCTTTTATGTTTTCTATTAGCTTTGTATTCTGGATATATTGTATGTCTAAATGTTGGGTATTCTGTAAAGCACATAACAACATTCTTATCACCTTCAGCAATCGTTTGATAGTGTGCAACTCTACCATCAACCATTTCATGTACATCTCTTTCATCTGCATGGAGTGTATGAAGGTTACTATCCCACTGTATGTCTTGCTCACAAGCACAGCATGAAGAATAGATAAGCCAATCAGCGTCAATTAGTAAAGTCATTAGTTTCCGAAGTAAGTTTCCATAGGTACTACAAGTCTTCCTGTCTTCTCGTCATACAATAATTTATCTACTGGTCCTGTCATTCCTGTGTGTCTATTTTTCAATACTCTTAACTGTAGTTCTGCTCTTTCTGCATAGCTTTCTGATTGTTGATTTCTTTCACAGGCAACAACCAAATCGCTCAACTGAGCTATGCTATGTGACGATCTCAAATGGTTTAAAGAAACTTTATTACCCTCCTCATGTCCTTTACCTTCTGGCCTACGCAAGTGAGAAACAATAATCAAACCTATTCCAGTAGATTCAACTACCTGCCTAAGTTTTGTACAGACTACATCCAAAGCTCTTCTCTCATCAAGATCACTGATGCCAGAAACAACTATTGTTAGATGATCCAAGATAACAACATCTACACCTTCTGCTGTTGCAAGATACTGTATCTGTTCGACTAATCTATCTGGATCAATAGATCCAAAGTGATCATATAAGAATAGTTTTCCTGTACCAAACAGCCTATCAAAGGATTGTCTTAGCCCTTCTGTTTCTTCTACATTATCCTCAAGATGCAGGGGTTTATTCATCTCTACACCGAGTATCCCCTGCATTGTTCTTTGTACCGATTCTTCAAGAGCTATATAACCTACGGTCAGACTATTCTTCATAAAGTGATGTGCTAGTTCACGACATATAGTTGACTTACCTGTACCACTACCTGCTGCTATACAAAGCATCTGCTGTTTACGAAACCCTTTACAGAACTTATCTAGTTCTGGAAAAGGAAAAGAACAGATACTGTTGCTGCCTTTCTTTGTTAGTTCTGTCCAGAGGTTAGAGGCGTTAAGGATTCCATCTGGTCTAACAGGTGTTGCTTTCCATAGGAGATCTCTAAGTTCTTCCCCTTCACCTGCGATGAGCATTTCATTAGCGTCTTTTCTAGGTAATCTACATATTGCTGCCTTACCAGGAGGTAAGATTTTAATTGCTTTTTCGGCAGCAACCATGCCAGGCTCGTCACTGTCAAAACAAATTACTATCCGTACAAATTGAGATAACCATTTTAAATTCGCAGCTATATATTTATTAGCCGACTGTGATCCCGAAGGCAAACTTACTACAGGGTACTTGTTATTTTGTGCTTGTGAGACTGACATACAATCAATCTCCCCTTCTGTAATAGTGACAAACATATTACCTGTATTAACTTGTCTCCATAATCTTTGACCCCATAGCTGTAGATCACCAACATCACCAAGCCAAATAAATTTTTTGTTCTGAAATCTTATATGCTGTGCAACCTGTCTACCTAATTTATCTTCATAGGTAGCAACTTGTACTGGCTGACCATTGTGTTCAGATGTTCCGTAGTTAAAGAGTTCACAAGTTTCTTTCGTGATCGCACGTTTAGGTAATGCTTTTGGTGTGACAAATTTTAGTAATGGTTTCTTCACTGGTTTTACAAAAGATTTTCTGGGTTTATCTTTCTGTGGTTGCTGCGTATAGCCACAACCAAAACAATAACCATGTCCATCGTCATAGATGGCCAGGTTATCTTTGCTGCCACACTCAGGGCAGCCTTCTTTTCTGACGTATTTACTTTTGGTTTCCATACCATTCTTCTGGGATAGAGCCATGACTCCAGAGAAACCCATGCTTGGTAGCCCAAGCACCATAGGTTAAACTTCTTTTGCCACGACTCAATTTTGCTTTGCTATTTTGAAAACAGAACCTAATCTCTAATGTGGGATTTTGCGTCTTAATAGCAAGATGTTTTCTGCGGTCTTCCTTTGAGAAGAAGCCCTTAGTTTCAATACAGATGCCGTTGTCAAGGATGAAATCAGGCTTATAAATGCAACTGATTTGGTAGCTAACATCAAGTGTTTCATAGGTAAAAGGAACTTTATTTGCTTGTAATGTAGCTGCTATTGCAGCTTCAAACTTACTTCTAAAATTCGTCTGCTCCGACTGTTTCAAACCCTGCTTTCGCTTTGGGCTTCTCTTCTTCGATGGTTGCTTCTTCTGTTTCAAAGCCATAGCCTTGGGCGGTTTTGATGTATTCGACATGGTTGTGGATGATTACTGCTTCTGGTTGGATCTTTATACCAACACCAAAAGCTGCTGTTTCCCATCCACTGCAACGCATATTGACCTGACCAGTTGTACCTGGGCCACACTTGTTTACCTTCTCCTTCTGTTCTTCTGTCATAGGAGAACCATCAGCATTGAATAATACAGGTGGTCTTTGCTTCCACTGTGAGCCGTCTGCCCTGACTCCACCTCCTTTCATCTTGGTTTTTACTTTGAAGTATGGCTTACCATCAACTTCAGTAAACTCCCAAGGTAAAGAAGCAAGCTTAAATTTTTTATTTGGATTGGCTGTTTTTAGTTGTGCCTTCCATCTTTCAAGTAGACCACTAAGTTGTTCTTCAACTTCAGTAGCATCATCTGGATTAATAAGACATTCAACTTGCCAAATACCTGACGCATCAAATTTTGTATCAGGTTCAACTAGCCATGCAAATTGAAATAGGCACACTGGGGTTGTGATGTTTAAAACTTCTGGTTTAATCATTTGGAAATTTCAGTTAGAGTTTTCTTTTATTTGCATCCATGTTGGATGTATCACTGATAGTACCGTAAAGAAATCACTTGTCACGTTTTTCTTTAATTAAACACATATGGTGCTAATAAAACTTCACACACATCAAAATCCCCTATGTCTGGTGGTATGGGTAGCTTGCTTGGATCATCTAATTGTTCAACTGCTTGCTGATATAAATCTTCTAATAAATTTTTTTTATACATATCAACAAAGCTTTCTTTTACATAGCCTATAAACTCTTCAATGTGTGCAGCAGTCGAACCAAAACAATCGTGAATAGTACAAAACTGATTAAGACCACTAGCTTTACTTTTTGTCAACGCTAAATGTACATTAGCAGCATCTAAACTATGAACAAAGTTTGCAGCAAAACTCTGTGTAGATTTTCTTTTGTCAACTTCTTTTGTATCAGTAAGAAGTGACAACTGTACAGTGCTAGTGTGCAGTTTTGTGCGTATTCTTTTCATATTAAAGTTGTAATATTGCTGTTTAACATAAAAATTAGATGGTGTAATCCATGATATATTTTTTTCTTCCTGACCAAAACATCTTGCAATGTCTGATAAATATTTCATAACTGTTATACATTTAGGGCAAATATTATTTACACTTTTCTCTATAATTTTTGCAAGATAATGGTTATGTAAAAAGCAATCTTTATCCCAAGACAACTCTTCATCACTACTTACAAAATAATCTCGAACAGCAGTTGCAATCCCAAAAGTCTTACCACTGTAGGGAATCATCATCACAGGTTTTTTTATCATCTTTCTTGTAATTAATTCGTGATGCTTATACCAATCTTCAGCAAGGCATTGTTCATAACTTAGATCACGAAGCTCTTTTATAACTTGATCTTTTACATCTTCATATAAGTCCTCTACCTGGTCATAGTTTTTTAGATTTACTTTTGCTGCAAGATCATTATCAAGAGACATGGCTGCAAAATGTTGAAAGCCATTGTTTGTACCATCAAGTAATACAGGATGCTTGCTTACATAGCCATAGCCCTGTTCTAGTAGCTCGTTGAAGTCCAAACACCAACTAAGAAACTGCCAAGGCTCGTCTGCCTTACTCCATATACTGATGTAAGATTCTGGATTGCTTGCTATCTGCCTAGCTAAAGCTTCACCCTCTGTCTTAGACCATTCAATACGTTCTTGATAACTACATTTGCTCAAACCCCATGAGTTAGCACCTGCTATACCCAACCAATTCTTTGCTTTCTCATCTGTTATTGCTGCACCCTCTGCAAATCTATGTAAAGATCTAGCTAAATCATTACCTTGTGGGTTAAAAATACCTGATACATAATAGATTCTGCCTGTAAAATCTGCCTGTGTAACGTGATAAAAAGGTTCTTCTGCAAACTTGGTAGCAGTATCAAGCAACATAATACATTGATACCTTTTCATTCGATCATGTGCATTTTGATCATGTCTTAATACTTCTTCTCTTCTCCACCAAGATCTTGAGTCTTCATTAGTATCAATATCATATGGCTTTGGAGTTTGTGGTAGTGGTTCAGCATCTATTAGACAACCTACTTCTATACCTCTATCCCAACAGCTTTGAGCAATTTCAAGAACAGTTGTATTTATCTCCCACTTTGTTTGTTGAAGACAATTCAGTGCTGTATAAAGTGCTGTTGGTTCTCTTTTTGTTACTTCTTCATGGTAAGTGAGGTCTTTTGATTTGATTGCCTTGATATGCCTTAATCTTTTTGTATGGAAACCACCTTCAGTAGTGCTAGTCCAATCAATCGGTTGCTCTACGCATGGTTCATACAGTGGATAACAAGCTAATCTATTTTTGCGTTGTCGTTTTATCCAATCCATAGTGCCTTGCGTAAATTCAATATATGTTTTTGATTGTTTACCTAATTTGACAGTAGAAAGTTTTACCATCCCAATAGCATTAATCATTATATCTATAAGCTTTAAACCAACCTTTAGTTTGTCCTCCTTTGACCACGATTTAAAAACAAAACCTTTGTTTCTCATGTGACCTATCATCATATTGCGTCTATA